GATAAAAATTAATTTTTATCTTTAAATACTATCATATTTAGTATCAAAACCAGTTAAAATGACTTAAAGATGGGATTTTAATGGTTTTTTTCTGTTTTTTTGGAGTTTTTAATGTTATTAGTAGTATATGACCCTTACTTATAAGCAAAAATTCAATAAAAAGCATAAACTACCATTAAATACACCGCATTCTATTAGTTCTATCAGTAAATTAACTGGATTTAAGACCAGCGGTTTAAAGACTATCTATAATAAAGGCGTTGGTGCTTATAAAACTAACCCATCATCAGTTAGACCACAAGTAAGAAGTCCAGAACAATGGGCGATGGCGAGAATTTACGCATCAGTTAATCCAAGTAGTAAAGCATACAAAATAGATAAAACCCATTTAAAAAAAAAATGATAAATAAAATGTTCTATCAATATTATAATGAGAAGACGCAAAGGAAAAAAAAAAGGGTTTAAACTATTTAAAGGAATTAAAAAAGGGTTTGAGAATTTAGGAAAAGGCATCAAGCGAAAAGTAAATAAGGTTAGTAGTGATATTGCTAATCCATTTAAGAAATTTGGAAGTGATGTAAATAGAACTACCAAGAATATTAGCACTAAAATAAATAAAGTATCTAAGGACTTTGAAAATACTTTAGATAGAGCGGGGTTTAAAAATCCAGTAATGAGTAAAGCAGAACTAAGGGAATTTATGAAGAAAAATAAAGGTAGAACTAAAGCGGGTCTGTTATTACAAGCGATAGGTACTGGTGCTAAACGAGGTTTTCAAAATGTCCAAGCACCAGCAAAACTAATAACGCAAAATGACCCATTAAGAAATACTAAATTAGGTAAGGCGGGGTTTAGTCCAATTAGTCTTGCTGGTGAAATAGCATTTGCTATTCCATCATCAATAGGAACAATAGGACGCTCTCTAGTTGATAAAGAAGTTAGAAATAAAATAAGAAAAGGAGATAGTGAAGCAATTTTGGATTTAGCGTTTAGTCCCTTGGCTTTAATACCAGGTGGGTCGGCAGCGGGAGGAAGTGCTAAAGAAGGGGCAAAGGCGGGGGCAAAGGCGGGGACAAAAGCAGTAGCAAAAAGCACTGCCAACAAATTAGCAAAAAAGACTTTAACCACTACGGCGTTGAGGTCGGCAAATGCCGTTAAACAATTGGGGAAGATGGGAATTAGAGCAACGCCATCTCTTCTAAAGAATTAAATAAAAAATAACAAAAATATATTTTAACTAATTATAATGGTAGTTAAAAAGAAAAGAAATAAAAAAGGGCAAACCACTAAAAAGAAAATTACAAAAGGAACTAAGAACAAAAAAGAAATAAATAGATTAAAAAAACAATTAAAGGAATTAACTGCTAAATTTTTAACCCAACAAAAAAAAAAACTATCTACTGATAAATATAAAATATTAGATAAAAAAATGAGGGGAATAGTAGATAAAACTAATGACCCATCTAATTTAAAAAGGTTGGTAGGTTCATTTAAAGGAGATGGAATTGGTGGAACTATGAGAGGAGGCACTCCATCTGGATTTTCTTATAAAGCACCGCCACCATTAACTACTCCACCACCAAAAACACCACCCAAAACTGGGAAAGGGTTTGAGGATAAAGCAATAAATACTATGACCCTATATGAACGAATTAAAAATAAAAGTTTTGGAGATTTAACTAAGGAGGATTTAGTGGCGATTATTCGTGGTTCTAAAGACGCATATGATTTAGCAAAAGCAACTGGAAAAACTATTGGCGATGGAGCAAGTGGAACTTATGATTTTATCAAATCATATTTTAGTGAAAGAGCAAATATACCAACACCAACACCAACACCAACACCAGACCCAACACCAGACCCAACACCAGACCCAACACCAGAACCAACACCAGAACCAACACCAGAACCACCGCCAGGTATGTCCCCATCACCACCGCCAGATGGAACACCAGTCCAAAATTTTGAATTAAATAAAATTGATGGAGGAACTGGGGGAGGTGGTTTAAATGCTGGTGGTGGTTTTGGTTCATTATTAGGTGGTATGGTAATAGGTGGTTTAACGGTTGCTGGAGCATATAAGGCACAAGATTATTCTACTAGATTTTGGAGTTCTCAACCACCACTTAGAAGTAGTGGAGGAGAAAGACGAGCAAGATTAGTAGTAGGTAATGAAATGAGAGTTGGAAATGGTGATAGATTAGGAACGATTGACGAAGAATTAGATGAACCATTCCAAGATGCTGAAACTGGAGGAGCAGAAGGGCAAAGACTAATGATGGAACGAGCAGAAGCAAAAGGCCTAGCTAGAGCATTGAGGAAAGCAGAAGAAGCAGAAAAAGCAGCACAAGCAAAACGAGAGGATGCGATGGACAAAGTAGAAGAAGAATATCCAGGAGATTTGGGAGCAGATGGCGAGAACCCATATATAGAAGCATTGAAATACAAAGGGACATATGCGGAACAAAACCTACCTGGTAGTGAAGATGAAGATGAAAACGAACCATTAGCAATGGTGAATATAATGGAAAATCCTTTGTTTGTATAATTGTATAATTAAAATATCTATTTATATAAATGGATTTAGAATTGTATGAAAAATATGATTATATACCAAGAGAACCGATTGAGGTAGTATTAAATAGTAAAAATGGAACTGATTTAAATAATTTAGATGGTCATAAGATTTATCTATTAGAACAAGAAATTAGTAGTAGAAAAGATGAACGATTATTATTATTTTTAAAAAAAGTATTTTTACCATTTAGTTTTTATACTCTATCATCATCACAGAAAAATAATATATTAGATATTACAGAAACTAATAGTAGTGGTAGTATTACTTATTTTATAACTATACCAGATGGAAATTATAATATAAACGATTTAATTATCACTATAAAATCATTATTAGAAGCAACAACACAAAAAAATTTTAAATATACTATTACCTATAATAAATCTACTGGTAAAGTATCATTTAAAATTTTAAGTGGAACAAGTCCAACTAACGCCACTTTATTATTTTCTAGTGGTGGAAATTCTAAATTTAGTGTTAGAAATATTTTAGGATTTAATGAAACCGATGTATCATTTACTACTAGCAGTTCTACCACAAGTCAAAAAATAGTTGATATGGCGGATGGTTTAGATAGTATCCATATTAAAAGTAATTTAGTAGGTTCTAATATTCGTTCTACTAATGCTGAAGGTGGTGAATTATTACTTGTTCCAGTTGATTTAGAACCCTTTAGTATAATATATTTTGATGAAGGTGGATTACCATTTAAACATCTACTTAGTCAAGAGAATATTAAAAGAATTGAGATAAAACTGACTGATGCTAATGATAATATAATAGATTTTAACCAAATACCTTATACTTTAATATTACAAGTAGAGTTTGTATTTAATCCAAGTAATAAAGTAAATATCAATAATAGACAATTAGAAGAAAAGAATAATTTAAAAAATATGGTAGAAAAGAACGAACAACTCGCAAGAGATATAATTAAAAAAAATATTAAATAATATATAGTAAATGAAGATAAAAGAAACAGATAGTAAAATCAAAGTTAGTGGAGCAAAATTTAATACTGGAGATAGACCAAAGGAGTTGTCCCCATTCTTAAACTATGTAAATATGAGTTTAATAATAGGATTACCAGCATCTGGTAAATCATCTCTAATTAAATCTCTATTAAATGGAACTAAACAAAATAATTTATATAATGATGTATTCCATAGTGTTTATTATATTAGTCCAAGTGGAACTATGGATTTAAACCTACCAGATGATAAAATGATAAGTTTAGCAGATGAACCTTTAGAACAAATATTAGAAACTATTATAGAAAACGAGAGTGATGAAGGTGATGAAGACGAGCATCACCACGCTTTAATTATATTAGATGACGCAGTAAATTACATCAACACAAACAAGAACGCTATGAATACTTTTAGAAAAATGGTGATGAATGGTAGGCATATTTTAGGTAAGTATAGTAGTCTAATGACTATGTTAGTTAGTCAAAAAATAAAAGCAATTCCACTCGCAATTAGAAGTCAAGCAAATTCTATTTATTTCTTTAATTCTACTAGACAAGAAAAGGAGGTTCTACGAGATGAATTTTTACCATTAGACAAACAAGAAGCAAACGAGTTATATGATTATGTTTTTGATAGACCACACAATTTTTTATTTGTTAATCTCTCTATGCCTAAGAATACTCGTAATTTTAAGAACTTTAATCAACTAACTTTAGAGAATATAGATTGAGTGTCAAAAGTGTCAAAAGTGTCAAAATTACCATATTTTTACAAAGTCTATTAGATTTTTTGATTTTTCTATATAACTTTGTAAAATATGGGTATATTTTGACACTTGACACTTTTTAACTTTTTACAGATAGATTAGTTTTTTTATTGTTTTTTTTTTCTATG